GGTCTATCCCGTTCAGCGGCGCGGCTGGTGTATTTGACCCCATCCTATTAGAGGCGGTAATCCGGTGGCAAGCGACGGCCAGCGCCGAATTGATGCCCGCCAGCGGTCCCGTTAAGACCCAGATCATTGGCCAGCCGACGCCGGAAACAGAGGCCCAGGCTTCCCGCGTTAAAGAGTTCATGAATTACTACTTGATGGAGGGTGCGCCTGAGTGGGTTGAGCAGAACGATCAAATGTTGTTCTGGCTCCCCCTGGTTGGCTGCACTTTCAAGAAGACCTACCAAGACCCGATTCTAAACCGGGTCGTTAGCCCGTTTATTCTGCCCCAGGACTTCGTTGTTTCGTTCAGCACCGACGACTTGGACACCTGCCCTCGCGCTACGCACATCATCAATATGTCCCCCAAGGACATGAAGATGCGCCAAATCAGCGGTTTCTACCGCGATGTAGAGTTAAAAGAGCCTGATTATCTGGACGACAAAAGCTCGCCCTTGGATGACAAGTCTACCTATACCCAGGGGCTGACTAAGCCGACCGATTCCGATGAAGCGCCTTACGAAGTCTATGAGTGCCACGTTGACCTAGACTTGGTTGGCTTTGAGCATAAAGAAGCCGAGGGCGAGGACGAAGAGGAGCCGACCGAAACCGGCTTGCCGTTGCCCTACATCGTCACGGTTGAGACTGGTTCCAAGAAGGTTCTGTCGATCCGCCGGAACTGGAAAGAAGAAGACCAGACCTATTCCAAGATTCAATATTTTACACACTTTAAGTTTGTCCCTGGCTTGGGGTTCTACGGCATTGGCTATGCTCATATCCTGGGCAATACGGCCAAGGGCGCGACTTCTCTGCAAAGACAGATGATTGACGCTGCCACCCTGGAGATGTTTCCAGGGGGCCTGAAAGTGAAGGGAATGCGGGGTGACGATAACAACGTCATGATCGGTCCCTGCGAGTTCCGCGAACTTGATACCGGCGGGATGCCTATTCAACAGGCCATTATGACGATGCCCTACAAAGGGCCGTCGCCTGTGTCGATGGAGCTTTGGAAGGCCACCCGTGAAAACGGGATGCGTCTCGGCGGTATGACTGAAGTTGCGGTCGGTGAAGGCCGTCAGGACGCCCCGGTTGGCACTACCGTAGCTCTTATGGAAGCTGCTAACCGGGTGCAGTCTGCCACCATCAAAGCCGCCCATCGCGCCTACCGGCGCGAATTTAAGTTAATGGCTGCTCTATTCGGCCAGTTCCTGCCGGAAGAGCCTTACCCCTGGCCGGTGGCCGGTGGTCCCAACATGGTGATGCGGGCTGACTTCTCGGATCAAGTTGACGTTATTCCCGTCAGCGATCCCAACATTACGTCTTCTGCCCAGCGCATGATGCGCGCCGAAGCCCTGCTCCGGTTCGCTACCCAAGCCCCCCAACTGCACGACCAATATCAGGCTTACCGCCAGATGTACGTGGAAATGGGCATTGATGAGAAGCGGATTGCGGCTCTTCTGCCTCCCAAGACGGAAGCCAAGCCGCTTGACCCGCTGACTGAAAACCAGAACCTGCTGAACGGCAAGCCGGTCAAAGTCGGCGCGTACCAAGACCAAGATGCCCATATTGCGGCTCACACGGTTTTGATGCAGCAGAAGCCGGAATTGGTGACGGTCGCGGCGCACATTGCCGAGCATGAAGCCGCCAAGATGCGGGTTCAAGTTGAGCAGGTTCTTGGTCAGGCGCTCCCGCCCGAAGGTCAGCAGTTGCCGCCCGAAGTTGAAAACCAGATTGCTGTCTTGGTTGCCAAGGCGATGCAGCAGATTGCCAAGCCGCAGGGCGGCGAAGACCCCACTCCCGGTCAGATTGCTATGGAACAGCTTAAAGTCGAGGCCGCGAAGGTCCAGGCCAAGTTGCAAGAAATCCAAGCCAACACCAGCAGCAAGGCGTTTACCGAAACGCTCAAACTCAAATCCAGCCGCGAGGACCGCCTGACTCGTGAGCGCATTGCCATGTTGAACTACGAAAAAGACAGGCAGAAACAAATCGCCCAGCCAAAGAGCTTCGGCACAAGGAGTAAGTTCTAATGGATTCGATGCGTAGCAAAGCTCAGAAGATGATGCCGCACATTATGGCTCTGAATAAGAATCCAACGATGGGCATGAAGAACAACCGTCAGCCGAAGCCGGGTGTCAGTAATCTGACGGCCTACGCCCAGGGCGGTAGTGTGAAGAAGTATCCTAGTAAAGATTTTGGAGATTTTGGTCGGCTGCCTTCTGACAAAATGGATTTTGTTAAAGGCCGGACGCCTTCAAAGGTTTTTGATACTGATGCTTATATGAGTGGAAAAACAGCCGGGATGAATAGGCAGAGTAAAGCAAAAGAAGATAGCGCGTTAAATGCATACGCTAATCGTGGGAGAGATTACATCAAGGACAAACTTGATGATGCTGATGTTGCTATCTCAAAAAGGATTGGCCTTACAGAACGCGCTAAAAACAAAGAATCATTTAGAATGGGCCTTAAAGAAGAAGGCTACGCCAAGGGCGGTAAGGTGATGGCTAAGGGCGGTGCTGCCGACAAGAAGCAGGACAAGTCCATGCTGTCGCGCCACAACAAACTCATGCACCCCGGCCAGAAGTCCAAGCTGATGCACGGCGGGATGGTGAAGGGTTATGAAAAGGGTGGTGGACTCGTAACCAGAGGCGATAAAGCAAATATTAAGGCGCGTGCCGCTGAATATGCAAAAAAAACTGCTGAAATGCTTAAGGAAGCAAACAAACCCTTAAGCAAAGTTAAAGGCTTTCTTACTGATAATGTAGAAAAAATGAAAGAAGCCGTCAAATCTGTCGGAAGACCTGACTATCGAGACAGCCCATTAAAGAAAACAGTTCAATCCGCCGCAAATTTAGGAAAAGGCACTTTGAAATTGGGTAGGCTAGTTACCCCAGCCGGGGCTTTTTTAACAACCATGTCGCCTTCATCTTTAAACGAAGGCGAAGATGATCGTATGAGAAAAATTAACAAAGATTTTTCTGAAAAGCCTGAGTCACTAAGAGATTATAAAGGGCCTTCCACAGATATTAAAATTAATATGCCTAAACTTCCGTCTATTCCTGGAATGCAAACTGCTAAAAAGATGTCTCCTTTTGAGAAAGCATTTGACGCCGCTAGAAAAGAAAAGGGCGCTGGCAAAACGTTTACGTTCAACGATGAAAAGTTTTCTACTAATATAAAAGAAGAAGGCTACAAAAAAGGCGGCATGGTCAAAGCCAAGGGCGACAAAAAGAAAGTCATGGGCACCGTTGGCGAAGCCAAGGCCCTGATGAACGCCATGAAGAAAGTGCGCCGTCCTGCAACCCCGATGCCGGGAGCGCGTATGGCTGGCTTGGGCATGGCTCCTCCGATGGCTCCTCCAATGATGACCCCTCCGATGAAACACGGCGGCAAGGTCATGAAGAAGGCCGCTAACGGCGCTGCTAAACTTCGCAAGAAGTCACCGATGCCGAATAAGATCAAAATGATGTTTTACAAAAAGGGAGTTTGATATGTCGCGTCCTGTAAAAAACATTCGTCTAAAGCCGACCGCCGTAAAGAAAGGCAAAGGTAAGTAATGAGTGCAGACCTGCTGGCAAGGAAGGTCACGGCACGGTTAAGGGACATTCGGGAAGACAAGATAAACGCACTCCGAAGGTGTAAACCCCGCGCCCCTATGATTGTCGAGGGCGCGGCGGTTCCCGCAGCTACGGCTGAAGAAATCGCTTTTTTTGCAATCGACACCAACGCGACGATAGATGCGATCAACATGCTCATGTCGGTCGTAGAGGAAGAATACAAGAAGCTAATCAACCCCGAAGAGCCGGGGACCGGCACAACCCAACAGGCAAGGATCAATTATGGCTAAGGTAACTGCACTTCCATATGTGGAAGAACACGAAGCTAAAGAAGCTCAGAAGATCGTTGATGACCAGTTCATTGAGCGTACAGGCAAGAAGTTCGGTTTTCGTCCAGCAGGGTATTACGTTGCGGTAAAGATTTACGTCCGGCCCGATGAGTTGTCGGTCATTGATATGCCGGACGGTTCAAAGAAAACGCTTTGGACGGCCCCGATTATGCAGAAGCAAGATGCGCTTGAATCTTGTAGTGCGCTTGTCATCGCCATTGGTCCCGGCTGCTTTAAGAACCGTGACACTGGCGAAGGATGGGCCGATGGCCCTACATGCCGTGTAGGCGATTGGGTAGCAATTCCTCGCGCTTCCACATGGCTCACTAACTGGCGCGGCGTGGCAGTTGGCGTTCTACCGGATGACAAAATTATTGGAACGGTAGAAGACCCCGCCGACCTGTCCTCCGTCTACGTTCCACCCAAAGTATAGGCAAGCGACATGAACATTTTACCAATCCGATTGTATGCGGCGGAGGGCGCTGGTCAAACCAGTACACCCGAGCCGCAAACTTCTCAGAACCTGACCGGAGAAGAGGAGTTTAACGATGAAGAGATTGAGCTTTCAGAAGGCGGCGAAACGGAAGCCACTGAGGCTCCTGAAGAGGCTGAAGAAACTAAGAAAACCTTCAAGCGCCGTGGCCCGAAGCGTTACGCAACACTGACCCATGAGCGCGATGAAGCCCGTGGGTACGCAAATCAGCTTCAGGCCGAGCTTGAGCGTGAACGCCAGCGTGCATCTGAGTTTGAAGCTAAGGCTAATGAGGCTTCTAACGTAGCGATGCACAGCTACGCGGCCAAAGCTGAGTCTGACCTACGCGAAGCGCGTGCTTTCCACTCGTCGTCCATTGAAAGTGGCGATGCGGGTAAGATTACCGAGGCAGCAGAACGGCTGGCTTCTGCGAAATCGACAATGGATGACGTTGAGGCTTGGAAGAAGTCTCAAAAGACTGCCCCGGCAGCACAGCCTCGTCAGCAACAGGCTCAACAACAGCCTCAAAATATGCAAACTCCAGAAATTCCGTCCGAAATTAAGGGCTGGATGATGGAGAATCGTTATTTTGATGCGGTTCAACGAGACGGCAATGGCGATGTGGTGTTCGACCGCTCTGGCAAGCCGGTAGGGAACCCTGATTACGACGACGATATGCACATTGAAGCCACCATGTTTGCTACAAAACTGGAACGGCAGATTGCAGGTGGTCGTTTGGACTATAAGGTTTCCTCACCTGAGTATTTCCAAGCCGTTGAAGAGCATATGCGTCAACAGTTCCCTGATTATTTTGGCGAAGAAGAGCAGGAACAGCCTAAACAGCAGCCTAAACGGTCTTCTCCGGTAGCAGCGCCGAGCCGGTCGATGTCATCTGGTGGTCAAGTCACAAGTTCCACTAAATTTAAGCTAACGGGCGACCAAATTCGGTTTGTTAAGAAAATGGTCGATAACGGCGGTGGCCCAAAATACCCGCAGGGCCATCCCAAGCAGTTTAATCCGATGACATTTGCTGATGCTAAGGTCAGTTACGCTCGTCGCCTTATGAATACAAACAAGACTTAAAGGAGACTCATCATGGGTCGCAAACCACGTAATTCCGAAACCCGCGAAAGCACAACCCGTACTGCGGAAAGCCGTTCCGCCATGCGGACAACGCATCAGTCACGTTTTTACATTCCGCCTGACGTTATTCCCAAGAACTCGACATATGCTTGGGTTGCCATCACGTTTGATAACGCTGGTACGCAGAATAAAGACAACTGGAACCAGAAGTACCGTGCTGGCTGGACCCCTGTGCCCCGTGATCGGCACCCTGAGTTGTTCCCGCCCGTGCCTAACATTGGTTTTGGTGCAGACAACAACACTTACATTGATGAAGGCGGTCTTATTCTTTGCGAAAAGCCCTCTGCTGACGTAAGAAGGGATAAGGCCACCCTTGAGGCTAGATCAAAGCAGTTGATGCAGGGCACATCATGGACACAAGCCGCTGGCTCTAATCCGTTTGCACAAACAATGCCGCGCTTTGATGATTCTAAAACTGAGTTTGGTCATAAGGCTGAGTTCAA